ACCAGAACCAACTTGAATTTGACCGCGAAAAGTATTGCTTGCATCGTAAAATAAAGCAGCAGCATAACCATTTGTAGCAACGTGAAAAGCAGAAACGTGATTTGCTGCGTTGCCCACAACTACTAGCGGGTAAATTGGCCCAGTAGCATTTATCCCAACGTGTCCAGAAGAATTTACCACTAATCTAGGTGTAAAGGTGTCATTGCTATAATCACCATCTTGGCTACCAGATGATATTTCTAAAGTATTGCTGACATTTTCTTGTGCAGCAATCATCCAATTGTAATGTGAAGCACCAGTTTGAAAGATTATTTCTGGAGAACCTTCATCTAAAACCAAATCTCCACCAGCAATCGTTGCGCCAGCAGTAGTTGTCAAAGCACCAGTAACATTAACGCCTGTGGCTGTGGTGGCTATTTTAAGATTGTTGTTATAATAAAGTTTTGCATCGCTATTATCGTTAAACTGCGCCAAGACTTGCGAACCTTGGTCACGCAATTCAATGGTTCCAGCACCCGCTGAACGCAAAACCAGTGTGCCTGCGTTACTGTCGATTACATTCTCTGTACCGTTGTGGCTGATTTCAAGGTCAGCCCCAGCACCAAAGACAGCTTTGTCGCTGTCGCCAAAGGTCAGGTCGCCTGTCAGAGACGCACTATCGAAGGCAGGGCTTTCCAGCGCAACCGCGCCGGTAGACACGTCCTTTAGGTCGGCCATAACCTCGCGGATTGCGTTGTTAATGCCAGCCGGTGAGCAGCCCTCGGAAATGTCGATGGACTGGATATCGGTGTTGCTGCTGTTCGTAGCCGAATAATCGCGGATACTGTTCTTTGCCATTATTTTCTCCTGAAGGCGTATGCCTTATTTATAGCACTATTAGCGCAGTAAGCCCATAACGTAATCTGGGGCAGCCTGCAAAGCTTCGCCAGCGGCTCTAACATATCTTTGTGGCCCTTCGATTTGAGAACCCATACCAGAAACAGCAGGCGACCTAAGTGCCGCAGAAGGAACATCTATGATTCCCGGAAAAGCCTTTCCACCTACGACAGGAAGGGCAGAAGGAATCCTTGGAGTAATGAGTGACCTTCCAGACTTTGTTGCACCCGCGCCAGCAATGGCAAGAGGAGCAAGTAATGGAGCCATAGCAGTGCCAGCCGTGCTAAGACCTACTGTGCCAGCACCAGCGGCAGTAGTACCAGCAGCAGCAGACCCAGCTAAAACGCTTGGTAAAGAAGCACTTATAGTAGGCTCTACATCTATCATTTCTTCTACAGACTGCTGTAGAGGGGCGGTTCCTTTAATATAATCTCCAGTTCTTGATGCCGACTGTCGTTTTATTTCTCTATCTAGCACATCGGCAGAAAAAGCTGCTTTTCCACGAGTTCCTACAGCATATGATGCTCTCTCTAATGGCTTGTAAAGGCTATAAGCCTTATCAATCATATTAAGTTGTTTTTCTTTAGAAGGATTAGACTTCTTTAATTGAGACATCATTACATCATCAATATCTAAAAGTGCAGCTAAGAAATTGTTTTCATCATCGCTTAAATCGTTTTTTCTCATAAGATTCCTTGATTTTCTTCTTATTTCTTTTTGCACTCTTTTAAATTCTTCTCCTGTCAATTTTCCATCTTTTGCGGAACCAAAGATTTTGTCTTGCGTAAATTCAGTAAGACGCTTTCTGTCTTTTTTGGCAAGCCTATCAAGACCTCTGGAGTATTTAGTGCTGATAGCAGAAAGAGAATCAAGAAGTTCTTGATTTACGTTTACTGATGTTCCCTTCAAAACTTTATCGTATTCTTCAAAAAACGCTTGTTTTGTTTTTGTAAAAGCATCTCTTGCACTAAGTCCTACAGGAAGTTTTTTTCCTAGCTCAGACATAACTTGCCCATACATCATTGGCGCAAAAGATTGTTCTGTTAATCCGCCTTTTTTAGCTAACAATCCAGAAACAACAGGAAGACTTTGAACTCCCTTTTCTACAGCACCTAGTAATCCACCGTATTTTTCTCCAGGACTAAGGCTTGCTCCCTTACTTATAAGGCTCTTAGCTGCTTGTGAAGCAACAGGAGTTAACGCCTGTGCAGCCAGTCCAACAGTGGCACCTGTAGATGCACTAATTGGTATGTCTTTTATCTCTTCAGCAACTCCAGTTCCGTACAACCCGCCAGCAATCATAGATTTTCTAAGAGGGCCGCCAGCAACAGAAGAAACAACTTTAGTAGCTGTTGGAGATAGTCTGGCCGCTGTACCAGCCGCGCCGCCGGGTATGAATGCTGTTGCTACAGAGCCTGCAATTTCTGCTCCATAGGCTAATCCAGCATTTTCATCCCTAAACTTGTCTACCTTGCCGCGAATTTCGTCACGAATTTGCCTGTAGTCACGGTCACTAAACTTGCTACGAATATATGCTTCCGCTTCATCAGCAAACCCAAAAGTAATTCCTTGTCCAAGCGCACGAGCAATCCCCGAAGCCACGTTAATAGTAGCTTCAGATTCACTTACGCTTGTAGGCGCGCCGCTTGCTGCACCCCTTTTATTTGCGTTGCTTAACACACTCATTTAAACATCCTCTGCTGAAACAACGTAAAATCCGCCATTCTTAGTTTTGCCATCTGCGCCTTGGTAATGTTTACCTAAATACACTACATCACCAATATTTACCCTGCCATCAGCAATCATTGAATCAAGTTCTGCCTCAACGTCAGCAAAGTCTTTTTTATTAATTTGTCTACCAAATGGCGTTTTGAATATTGACCCATATTCAGCCTCTACAGCTTCACCAACTTCCTTATCAGATGGTATTTTTAAGGCCGTTGTTCCATCACCCAAAGCAAGTTTGCGGCGCATATCCTGCACATTTATTTTGTGCTGCGCTGCCTGTCTAGCCATAGCCGCTAGAAGTATGTTTGCTTCTCTTGTTTTTGCTAGACCGGGTGCGGCTGATTTAAACACACCCATTTCAAAGTTTGAAGTAGAGCCAGAGCCTTCCTCACGCATACGAGGAACAATATATTTCATTTTTGCGTCAAGAGTAGTTAAAGTGTTTACTTCGTTCATCTCGCCTTCACTCAAGAAACCAAGCTCACCCATAACTCTTTGTAGAGGCAAAATCATTTCTGTTATTGGGCCAGTATCTATATCCTCTGCTGAGGTAAGCATATCTTGGATTACTCCATACTCACTGCTTAATTGTCTAGCGTTCATAACATCTTTGTCATATCTTGACAGAAAATCTGTCACATATTTACCAACTGTTTCTGCTCTTTTTGCCGCAGCCTTGTCTTCTGGTTGTATTTGAACTGCCGGTGTTTTCGCAGGGTCTGGAACAAAACTGTTAGGTATTTCTACAAGTCCATATTGGTCTGCACCCAATGCGCCCATACCTAAATATTGCTTCTGAACCGTTCCTCTAACACCATCTTTTACAGAAGGTACAGAGTAGGGTTTTTTAACGTCTGTTCCTTTTTCTCTTGCCATCTGCTTTATCTGTGCTTCACGATAACGCTTTGTAAGGGCGTCTTGCTCTGCCTGTCTAGCAGCCGCCGCCTGCTTTTCTTCAGCCGTGGCATACGCCTCACGAGCCTTGCCTAAAGACGCACCAAGGATTTGCCCAAAGGTCATAGGCTTGTCTTGATACCCGCCTAACTGTGACATAGTTTGCCCGAAAGCACCTAATGCAGCGGAACCAGGTGTGCCACGCTGAGGCAGCATAGAACGAAGCCCAGAAGCCGCTGTGGTGGGCGTTACAAGCTTTGCCTGCGGTACACCCATACTCGGCTTTGGTGACGCTCCTAGAGCCATTAATGCACGTTGCCGAGCGTTCTCTACTACAGAGCCAGGTGTTTGCTGTACTGTCTGCTGTGGGGCTTGGCCTGTTCTGGCATCTGCGTCCAAAAAAGCAGAAATTGCTGGTTTACGAGTAGCACCAGAAAGAGCCATTCGTCTTAGGTTTAGCAGGTCTCTAGTGTCCATCAAGCTCTCCTATGCGCCAAGTAGGCCAAGCTGACTAGCAAGACCAACGCCCTGTGTAGCCAAACCAAGGAAGTCTGCTGTCGGGTTTCTAAACTGCGGCGTAATCTGCTCACTGCCGACAGTACCACCAGCAACCGTAGCCATATAATCACGGAGCTTCTGCTGCTGACGGTTCTGCTCAAACTGGAACCGTTCGATATCTGCTGCAAGCTCTGTCTGTGACTGTGCTTCTCTTGCACCGCCAACTTGCGCCAGGCTCATTAGGTCGGCCATACCAAACTCACGAGCTTGCGGAGCCTGTGCAATCGCTTGTTGTTGTGCTTGCAACGCCATTGGTGCCAATGCTTGACCAAGTGCTGCCTGCTGGTATCCTGAGCCGTAACGACCTGCTTTTGATGCTTGTGCTTGTACCTGTTCAACAACCGGACGGAATGCAGCAGACTGTAGCGGATTAGTACCCATTAGGTTCTGCATCACAACATCTTGTACGCCCTTGATGAATGGGCTACCAGTGATAGCTTGCTGGCGAATGCCTGACAGAGCCATCTCAGACTCTGGTGAAAAGCCTACGGTTGTCTGACCAGGATAATACTGAGGCTGGGCAGAGCCATACAAATCTTTTGCTTGAGAAAGTCCATACTCAAGGAATGGCTTTGCATACTCTGGTGGGTCTACCATTGTATTAATTGTTCTTGTGCTGCCACCGCCGCCTTTGCTCATCTCATATTTCCTTTATCAGTACAATTGACGCTGCGTTGTAATCCTTTAACTGGCGTTCCCAGCCTTTGCGCCCGATGATTTCCATTGCATTGCATCCGTGGCCTCTAGCCCATTCAACAATGCTTTTTTCAGCCTCTATAAGCTCTTCCATATCACCGCCTGCTAACCATATTCGGCAAACAATCTTTTGCGGGTAGTCAACTACTTCAGTCACTATAACAGAATTTTCAAGTGGAAAAAACTGTGCGCTACCGTCCTTTATAGCATCTACAACGTGTAAAAGGCTATGCGTATCGCCAGAGTACGCAAGGGCGGCTTCTATATGATGAGCTAGTCTTTCTAGTTCATCCAATGATGAGGTAGGCAACATCTATATCGTGTCCGTGGTTTTTATGTTCGATTATCATAGACCCATTCGTGCTAGTGCTTTTTACAAATGGGTCACTGTGTTCTAGTGTCTCGTTGTATCCGGTGAAAAACACAACGCTCTGCACTCCATATCTAGGGTCGCTAACGGTTGTGGTTGTCGTGCCGCTTGCTAGAGTGGTGTATCCGACACTGTTTAGGCCACCGTTAATCGTGCGGTTTAGAACCTCGGCAATCTCTCGTGTCGTTGCCGTGACCGGGTTTAACGTGCGAAAGTTAGTGGTACGCTGTTCAACAGTCATCGTCTGCCCACCTGCCTTGACTCAATGTCCATACCTTGCGCGTATGACCACTGGCCTGACAATATCATCTTAGCTCTATGATAGCGGTCTTGCGCTCTAAACGGCACAAAGCCAGCTTCGTTTACGCTACCTGCTGCTGTATAAGAAACTAGGTCTGTATGTGCGCCTCTAAGGCCAACAGCTACTGTAACAGTGCCATCCTCGTGATAAGGATACGCTCTAGTGACAATCGTATGTTTTCCTGTAGAGACACCTGTTTCACCAGTTACAATTGTGCCTTCTAGTGGGTCACCAGAGAATGCGTGAATCTTGTCACCTAACGCACCGCCAAACAGGTACTGACCGCCCTTGTAAAGCGCACTATCCATTGATGCTGGTAAAGCGTCTACAGACGCAGAAATCTGGTCTAGCCCTTCTAGGGTGTATGCAGCCGTAAAGAATGGTGCCACCAGGTCAGCGCGAACTGTGCCATATGACCATCTGTTCAAAGCATAGTTATAGATGAGCAGACGGTCTGGTGTAGTGTCGATGGCACTATTGCTGACATATGACCAAATAGCCAACTGGTTCTGCGGGTCAACCACAGAGGTCATCTTGTCTTTGTAGCCAAAGTTAAAATCATCAAAGAACCAGCGGTTAATTTTTTCTGCTCCGATTGGCTGCGATTGAGAGCCATCGAATGAGTAGAAACCATCATCAGACAGGTAAAAGACCGTATGTCCTATGTTACAGACAGAACCAGCAACCTGACATCCACGAGCAGTCTCAACCTTATCGAACTGCCAGATTAGTGGTGGGCCGGTATATGTGGCACGAACAATAGCTCGTTCCATAAGAATGGTAGCATATTCACCCCCTACCAAGCCTGTAATCGCACCAGCGTCAGGTATGTCCTGGAAGTCAGACTGTTCTGTGCCAGCAGTCCAAGATGTCGTGTTGTTAAACCCAGACCAGTAGCATCGATACGGTACACGACCAGACCCTTCATCAATATTAGCAGTCCACACAAAATCACGCACAGCCGCAATAAAGTCAGCTTTTGGTGCATCTGTAGACAAAACGCTAAATGCGCTATCAGTAGATACGTTAAACTTTTGCAGGCTTTCACCGATACCGCCAGCCGCAATAACTTCCTCGCCAAACTTAACGAAACGCCAACGCTCTGATGAAAGCAGGGAATACCCACCTGCTAAACTAACGTCATCCAGCGTAGAACCTGTTTGATTAAACAGGTATAATTTTGCGCTATCACCAGCAAATAGCTTTACATTGCCAGAGCTATCCTTTGCTGAAAATATGCCCAAAATAGTGCTATCTGCGCTATTAGAATAAGCTACAAACTCGCCAAGGCTGCGATACCCATTATAGGCAGGAATCACATTATGTGCATCAATAACACCGGCATTTAAATAATCTGGCTGGTCTGGCAGCCATTCTCCGAACTGTATCATTGTGTCGCCCAAACCTCACTGCCTACTGTCACAGCACCCCAAATTTCGCTTCCAATAGTAACATCGCTCCAAACCTCTGTGCCTAAAGCTACATCACCCCAATCCTCACCAAGACGCTTTGCATCACATACAACGCTTATAGCTGCCTGCGGTGTGCCTACCATAGAGAATATACCATTAGCTGCACTGGTTGTCGTTACGACTGTATTAGCTGTGCCTGCCAGCAAATAAACTAGACTTGAAGACGCTGTTGTCGTTGCAGATATTGCTGCTAAGGCTGACGTTGTTCTAAGCCTTGTAAGCTCTGCCGCATCAGTTACAGCAACGCTTACAGATGCGTCCATTGTTCTAATAGGCGTTATAACGGCGGCAAAGTTAGCAGCACCTGTTACAGAGCCTGCCATCTCACGAATGCGTGTGTTATCTGCCGTAGCGGATGCGGAGATAGACACCGCTGCTGGCATTTCAATGGCGAACTGTATTTCTGCCGTAGTTGTTACAGCAATAGACGCAGACGGAGCATCTGCTATTAGGACACAAAGCCTATCGCCAGTGCCTAACTCATCAAGCGTATAGCCAAATGCGTCTAATTGCTCAAGCGTACCCCACGCATCTAGCTGGTCTAAAGTGGGGTTACACCACGGAAGACCATTTAGATTATCTAAGCTATTAGGTAGCGCATCAATGCTACCAGTTAACTGTTCTAGGGATGGGGTATTTGTAGCCATCAGCTACACCTACGCTGCTGTAATGTCTAGGTCGCCAGCAGAAATCTTTAAGATGTCACCTGTGTCAATCAGCTTCGCAACCGAAAAGCTTCCGTGAATCAAAAGATTACCGGAGCTTGCTGCGTCAAACAAACCGAAGTGGCTCACTGTACCCCAGCTTGATGTAGCTGCTGAAAACTCAACAGCCGCACTGTTGTCAGCCGTGCCAGAAGCCGCTGCGTTAAACGTGGCTGCTACACGAGCATAACCATTGCCGGTAAGCTCTGTGCCGCTGTTATCGTCAGCAAAAGAACCTGTAGACAGACCAACATACACAGCCGATGGCATAGTGTATGAGCCAGTTCCTAGAATATGGTCGAGAATTTCATTCTCAAGATAATCACTCATTGCAGACATAGTTTATTTCTCCGCTGCTGTATTCTGCCGCAAATAGACAGACTTGGTTTGTAATGGCCCTGTGCCGTAATGTGAACGCTCTTCGTCCATTCGCACCTCATTTATAGCACGAGTAAACTTTTCATCATACTGTGCTGCTCTTGTCTCATCTAGCAGGTAAACGTATGCCTCAGTCAAAGCACCGTATAAATACACATCTGGAGAGCGTAAAAACAAAACAGGTGTGCTGACAGCGGATAATGTATCTACATTACCGACATACAAAATTTCTGCTGTATAAGCAAAATCTGGTACAGGGCGTAATTTCATTTCTTTGCCGACAATGCTGTAACCAAGTGGCTTGCCGCTTCCATTACTGGAATACTGAGTATCAAGACCTGTTGGGGATGCGTAACTCAATACAGTAAGTGGGCTTGTAATTAACTTAACTTCACGAACCTCACGCAAATCTGTAGGCAATGCAATATACTCGTCACCTGCCGTTAAGGTAGCTTGTGAACGCTTTTCCTGCTCGCGGGTTTCTAGCTCACGATTAATACGAGCTTCTGCAAGCTGGATGAAATCAGGAATCTGAGCCGTTAAATCGCTACGAGCTAAGAAGTTTGCGATTGCGGTTTGCAGGTCTGCGTAAGATGCTATAGCCATTAAATGTTACCGCCGCCAGTTCTGAAGTCTCGGTTCTCGCTGTTGTTCAGCCAAGCCTTCCAAGCCTTCGGGTTTTCGCTAGGCTTTCCCAGCGTCTTCAATAGGTGATGATACACTACATTGGGTATTTCTGCTATATGCTGAACGTGCTTCTGAGTGCCTGTAAGCTGCCCCTGACGCCAATCATCAGCCATCTGCTTATTTAACTTTATAAGCGTGTCAAAGTTTTGCGTGTTCTCAATAAAGGTAGAACCATCAGACTCCTGGCGAATATAAGTCTCCTTGCCAGTAGCTTTATCAGATGTAAGTAATCTTTTCATTGTAACCCCTATAAGAAGAGAGGGCGGTAAACCCGCCCCCTCTATGTTACTTAGGAACCGCTAAGATCAAAGATGCCAGCGTGTGCCTTTGGAGCTTGTACTTTCAAAGCCCACTCAGTCACAATCTGGAACTTCTCTGCGTCACCTGTTGC